TAGAATATTGATAAACCTGTAGGACGAGGAAAACCAAGTCCACCAAGTTTAGTCGGAATGAATAGATTAAATTTACCACCAGAGGTCAGTTCGCTGATTCTGTGCTTGTGGTAAAACAAAAAATATTTATGTGTCATTAATGGATTTACTGATTCAATAACAGCCTTTTGATACCATCCAGAAAGAGGAAGTAAAACTTCTTTAGCTCTCATGGATAATTTCGATTGACTAGTCAATAAACCAATATTAATGTAATCTAATTTAGTTAAGATCGAATTTACTTCATCAAAGTAATAAGATTCTGAATTAACCGTCAAAAATTGACGTTGGACATAATTTTTCCCTAAGGATAAATTAAACCCAACTTCAGTAATTGAAGGTAACCAGTATTTCTCATAGAATAGATCATTACAACGAAATAAAATATCATCACCATTTATCTTTACAGGTAAATCTTGAAGTTTAATATAAGTCGTAATTCCAAGCTCATGCTGACAATACTTTCTAAATGCAATAGCATAACTAATAAAATTAATCATACATAAAATAGGAAAAGACAGGATTGATCCCATCAATTGACCTACTTGTTGCAAGTATACTCCTTTATAAACATTTGTCGGATAGCTAAGGAAAGAAGGATATAAAACTGAACGTAATATATTTTTCTCCTCCTCAGGTAAATCTAACATTTGTGAAAGAAAGGCTTCAAATGCGGCTATGGTGTATTTAGTCTTAATTTTATCGGTGGCGGCGGAATAATCTCCACTTACCCACTTACTAAAATTTAACTTACATTCATGGCTCCATTCGAATTCAGTTTCTTGTTTTAAGATCTCAATTATATGGGTTTTATTTAAAGGAATAGACAATAGTGCAAACTGATTGTACTTTTTTAAATGATTAAACATCGCTTTTTGCATGAATTTGCTGTAATAGTATGGGAGACTTTCCCCCTTTGTGATTAACCTAGCTTTTAAAGGCTCGGGTATTGCATATACTTTTACATGTAAACTATGTGACGATGGATAAATCAAATCAATCTTTATATTTGGTATTGTTTCTTTTAAAAAGGAAAAATCATTAAGAATCATAGATGCTAACAAATCAATATCGGTTTTAGCCAATATAGGCACCCCATAAAGGGAGTACACTTGATTTGTTTTAGCGTTATAATCCATTCTTAATAATTCAACCTGTGGCGAAAACAAATATCTCGAACTATTCTCAACTATGTTACAATCGTATTGTAAGTCATCAGGTTTTGGAATATCTTCACCGGATAAGGAACACTCCCTATCTTTTTGTGAATACATTTCATCCTCTGATTCATATACAACATCTT